CAGTTCGGGGCGGCAGGCGCGGAACTCGAGCAGGGGATGTTGACGGTCGGCGGGTTCCGTCCGGAACCGCTGCCGGGCTTCGTGACCGGGGCACCGGGGCAAGGCATCCTGTCCCCTGGGACTGCCCCGTCCGGACAGATCGGTGCCGATACGAGCGGGGCCTTCGCGGATCTCGTTCGCATCCTGCGAGAACTGTTCGCGGTGCAACTCGACGAGGCCGGGGCGGGGATGACCGAGCGGCAACCCCTGTATGTCTTCGACGTGGCGGCAGGACGTGACGAGTTCACCCGGGCTCCGCGTGGTCTGTTCTTCCGTCCGGTCGGGTCCGGTCGCGGGGTCGACGGCGGGCAGTCGCTGTCCGGGGTATCCTCGAACACGACGAACCGGGCGATGAGCAGGAGGACCGGATGAACACGACCGATCGGAACGGGGTCGCCCTACCGTCGGACCTCGGCGAGATCATCGACTTCGTCTGGTCCGTCCGGATCGCGGCGACGAACGGGGTCTTGAACTCTTCGACGGGGTGGACCTACTACGAGATCCCGGCCGAGGCGGTCATCCAGCGTTCCCGGTCGACGGCCCTCGACGAAGGGACTTGGTCTTTGACCCTCGGCATTCTGGCCGATGCCTTGCCGGACTTGACCGAGCCCCTCGCCTATTATCAACTCGAAGTCGACCTCGTCGACGACGCGGGGAACCAGTGGCCGTATCACACAGGTCCGATCGATACGGTCTCGGAGTCCTGGACGCTCGACGGCGGTGCCCTCGTCCGGGTCTATGAGGTGCAGTCCTTCGGGGTGTTGCAGCGGACCAAGGGGTTCGACTTCCTTTCTCTCAACGTCGTCCCTTTATCGGCCACCTTCTCGGGAACGATGACCGGGTTCGCGCAAGCGCACTATGTCACGATGACCGGACCTTTCGCCGTCGGGACCCGGTATCTCATCCCCGGGACGAACGCAGGCGGGACCGTCGATATCACCGTCGGGACCGGGTCCTTCCCCGGGGTCATCGTCGACAATGACTCGGCCTTCGGTTCACCGCTTGTCTACGGGGTGGACTATACCGTCACGAACGCGGCCGGAACCGCGGTCCCCGCGGCCAACGAGCCCGCGTATCTGAACCCCCTTGTCGCGATCGCGGCGGGGACTTGGTATGTCCGGTTCTTCGCGGTCGCATACTGGGGCATCCTACAGAACTCCCCGGTCTCTCGACCGTTCTTCATCCGGGTTCCCCCCGGGGCCGTGACCTATACCTTCGGCACGACCAGGCCTAAGCGAACCATCGCGGATGACTTCGCCACACTCGCGGCCTCGGGCTGTACCACGACCGTGATCTCGGTCAAGGACCCCGAACCGTACAAGTCGGGAACCGGGGTCGTCGCGGTCACGTCCGGGCCGACCGAGTTCCTTGAATGGACCTCGGCATCGACCGGGGCCGTCGAGGTCCGGCAGATATCGTCCGTCGATGCCTCGGGCAACATCACGGTGACGGCCTTCTCTGCGGCCCCTGCCGAGGGGGACTTGATTCGCCTGGTCACGACTCAATCCTTCAGGGCGTGGCAACGGAACAACACGTCCTTCCCGTCTTACTCTGGGGTCAATCCGGGCTTCTTCACGAGTTCGGCACGCGTCACGGAGTACCCGAAGGGTCTCTTCGAGCTCCTGCCGCAGTCCGGGATCATGCGGGCGAGATCTACTCGGCATTGGCTCACGGCCTCGACCGAGGTGTACGGTTATCAGCTTGAGTACCTGTCAGATACCGTCGGGTCAATCGGTGCGGACAACCGTTTAGAGTCGCTTTACTATTACGTCCTGATCACGGCCACGAGCCTGTATGCCGCGGGTGACTTCGAGACCGGGAATGCCCTTCTCGCGTACTTCAAGAACTTCACGCGGACCCTGTCATCGGTCGACCAGGTCCTCGACGACATCGGCAAGGACGGCCTTCCCCCGAACGGGTACATCCACGACCGACCCGCGGGCAAGCTGCTTGTGTCGGCCTTCCGGCAGAAGACATCACCGGACCTTGTCCTTGGGAACGTCCTCGGCGTCCAGATCGGAAGCCTGCCGGAGCCTGTATCCTCGGTGACGGTCCGGTCTGTCGGTGACCCGCGGATCATCACGCCGGACCTCGAACCGACCCTTGCCGGGACTTGGACGAACGGGCAAAGGATCTTCGACGGGGTCCAGTCCGTCGACTACGCCGAGGCCACGAGCGGGGCGTCGGTGACGTTCCGGATCAGGATGTCCGAGGGTGCCTTGTTCCCCCCGGTCTCGTCCTTCGAGATCATCGGCCGTCAAGGGGTCGTCGAGGTCTACGCGGAACGGTTCGACGGGACAAGCACGGCATCGAGGACCGGGTTCCTCGAGGGGTCCGGCTACTTCGTCTTGTCCGAGGGCAAGCCCGTGGTCATCGGCAAGCAGGAACTAGAGAACCTGTTCGCCCTTATCGGGGGCTTTCAAACTGCCGAGTGGCGCGTGACCATGAAGTTCTACGATGACACGATGAACGGTACCAAGGCCGCTCAGGTCTACGAGATCCGGGCCTACTCAGAGATCGAGACGGGATGGTCCGCGTACCTGACAGATGATCTTGCGGACACGGCCGACACTGGGACCTACCCTACCGGGTGGAATACGCTCAATACCGAGGGCTTCGGGCCGTTCTGGTGGGTTCGGGATGTCGGTCGGGCCCGGTCCTTCCGGTATGCCTCATCGGACTACTTGAAACGGGTCCTTCCGTCCTACAACGCTTCATGGTCCTTGGCCGGATTCCGTCGCGAGATTGTCGACTTGACCCGGATCAATCAGGTCGAATGCAGGCGGATCGCGGAATCGTACCTTGACGAGTACGTCCGGCAGGGCCGGACCTACACGGTCTCGGCAATCCTCGACCCGAGGATCGACCTCGGGGATACCGTCAACGTGACCCTCGGTGACGGGTCATCGCGGGATCTGTTCGTCTGGTCGATTGCGGACAGCGGGGCCCGCGAGGACTTCGAGGCGACGTATACCCTGCTCGACTACTCGGCGTGACCGGGGGGTGACCCGTTGCCCGGTCCCCGTTAAGCTAAGGGAATGACGCAACCCGCAGGACCGATCTTGGGCGCGGCTCATCTCGACGACGGAATCAACACGCGATTCCGTTGGAACGAGGAGTCCGGCCTTGCCTCGCCCGCGTCCCGGGCCGTCGGCTCGATTCAACAGACCTTCGGCGGTCCTGTCCGGGTCGTGCCGACCCCGGTCACCTACCCCCCGAAGGACCTTGACCTTCCGGGGTATCTGCTACAGGTCAACGGCCTCGCCGAAGGATACGATCGGCTTGACCGTCTCTACAACCTTGCCGGGACCGCGGGGTCGGTCTCGATCTTGCAGATGGGTGCCCTCGGCCTCGAGGTCATCCCCGAGACTCCGATCGTCGAACGGCTCAAGGCGCACCGAGTGCAACTTGACTTCTCGATGAAGGGGATCGCGATTCCTGCGACCTGGACCGCTCTCTTCGGAAGCTACATTGGGGCAGCGTACGGGATGGTGGCCAACGGCGAGTCATTGATCAATACGTCGGCCTTCGCCTTGGCTTCTGGGGCCTCTCCTAGCGTCACGAACGCGGGCTCGGCCCCTACCCCTATTGTCCTGACCATCTCTGTCTCGGGGCCCCGTACAACGCGGTTCTATGTCCGATGCACGGCCCCGGGCTATACCAAGCGGATCTCGGTCACCCCGACATCGGGCGGGGTCGTGAGCATCGGCGAGAAGGACGGTCTCTTCGTCCCACCCGGAGCCTCGGTCCTGCGATACGAGGAAGCGAGCGGGGCCTTGATCACGGGCACCATCGCGTCGTCCATCTATGGTACGCGGTGGCGATACGAAGGCCTCGATGATGCCTTGTCCGAAGTCGGCCCTGTCGTGGTTTACAACACCCGGCAGATGCGAGCATACGCGGCGACCTCGGCCTTCACGACTTCGGCAGGCCTGACGCTGTACGGGCCAGACGTGCCGCGCTTCGGCAACAGTGGCACCTTCGATGCCGCCGATGCCGGGCTGGTGGTGGAGCCTGACCGCACTAACCTGCTGCTGCAGTCTCAGGCACTCGGCACCACATGGGTTCAGGCTGGCACAATCACGGTGACAAACAACAACAGCACCGCACCTGACGGAACGACCACGAGCACGCGCGTGCAGCTGACGGCAGGGGCAACAGGCAGTCTGTCGCAGGCTTCGCCTACGCTGACAGCTGCGCCGTATGTGTTGAGCTTCTACGCGCGGGGCACCGGCAGCTTCACCGTGGCGATGGGTGCCATCCTGTCGGCGCAGGTTGTCACGCCCGGCACCAACTGGACACGGTACCAGTACCTTGTGACGGGCACGGCCGCGTCCTACACCGTGACATTTGCCGACAATGCGCTGGCAGCAGCCGACGTGCAGCTGTGGGGCGTCCAGCTGGAGCTGGCCACGGGCCAGACCGCGGCGAACGCGACGAGCTACATCCCGACGACGACCACGACTCAACAGAGGATGGCAGACTTTATCGGCATCCGTCCGGTCGAGAACTTGCTTGCATGGTCGAATCGGTTCGACAAGCAGACCGCATCGGCCACAACCCGGGGGCTTTGGTATGTCCTGGGCGGAACAATAACAACAAGTCCTCGGCAGACCGGGCCTTCCGGCGTGACGGATGCCACCACCTTAACCGCTGCCGCCGGTGCTCAAGGCGTGAGCCAGCGGCTTTTAAATGCCGAGAATCTATCCGGCAAAACCGTCGTTTTCAGTGTCTGGATGAAGCTCAACAGTGCAACACCAGACGCCGATGGCAGGATCGTTATTGAAGAAGTCGGAGCATCGGCAGGAACGACTACATCAAGCGCGGGAAACCTTGACGATCAATGGCGACGGATCACTGTTCAACGAAAGCTGGGAGCAGGGGTTACGGACGTTTTGGTTCAAATTCGTTGTGCGGCCGCTATTACCTACTACTTCGCTCATGCTCATGCGTGGGTAGGGTCCGAAGGAACGTATAATCTTGCATCCGCATCCACGGCAGCAATATCAGCCCCATACATCGAGACGCAGGCGAACCCGGTCTATCGGGCGAGGGGCTGGGAATGGCCGGACTGGTTGACTCAGAACGGGTACGTCGAGGCTGATGTCTGCTTGTCCGAGACCGCGAATCCGAATCTCTCGTCTCGGTTCTTGCTTGGCAACGCTACAGGCCAGTTCACCCCTTCCTTGGCGGCCTTCTATATCGCGAGGCCGAGCAGCGATGCGACGGCGAGCAACACTTTGCAATTCAGCAAGACCCATACCACGGGGACTCCGGCGGTCAATCATTCTGTCGGGTATTCGGTCTTTGACGGGGTCTTTCGCAAGTACCGGATCGAGTGGACGAACTACACCATTTCAGGCGTCCGGACCGTTCAACTCAAGCTCTACATCGACGGGACTCTAGTCAACACGAACACTCCGTCCGCGACCTCGTGGGTGCGGCCCCCGAGCCTTGAGATCATCAACGGATCGACGACCTTCCAGACCATGAAGAACATCGCGATCGGCTCCCCGGTACTTCCGGCGAACGCGATTCCGGCCCCGTACTAGGAGAAAGAGATGGACGCGAGACAAGAAAGGATGCTCGAGGAGTTGCATGACGCCATCCTCGGGTCAGTCGGTCGCCCCGGGCTCGCCGAGCAGGTCAGGTCACTTGAGTCCCGTCTTTCGCGGGTTGAAGGCCTCGTCACCGCGGCTCAAACAACCCTTTGGGCTAAGTTCTGGCAGGCCTTGAGCCTCGTCGGTGCGGCCGGAGCGTCCTGGTTCGTGGCGCACTTCCACGGTACCCGGCCATGATGCTGTCCGAGCACTTCAACTCGGCCGAGTTCGTGGCCCCCGGCGACCCGGTCCGGCCTTCGGAAGACGTTCTCGAACGGCTCAAGGATCTATGCGAGCTCGCCCTTGAGCCCCTTCGCGAGGCCCTCGGGCGGCCGATCAAGGTCTCTTCCGGGTATCGGTCGGCCGTCTATAACAAGAAGATCGGGGGGGCTCCCGGGTCGCAGCATTGTGCGGGCATCGCGGCCGACATTGTCATGGCGAGCGATGCCGAGCAACTCAAGGCCGCGGCCATCGCAAGTAACATCCCCGGCATCGGGGGGATCGGCATCTACCCCGGCCGTGGGTTCATTCACGTGGACATCCGGCCTCGGGTCGGGAAGAAGCCGACGACATGGGCTCAGGTCAAAGGCAAGTATCAGGCGATCCCGCGGGAACTGCTTCTCGCGATTCGTGCGCACGGGGGGAAGGTCTAATGGACTGGTTGAGCGTAGCAGGGCAGGCGGCAGGATGGCTCGTCCAGCAACCCGCGGTACAGGGCGTGGCCGTGGCAGCGGTCACCGAGGCCATCAAGAAGGCCCCTGCGGGGCCGTCAGGCGGTCACGGCGTGCGACTGGTTGCCGCGGTCCTGGCCGTGGCCTCGACGGTAGCAGCATCGGCCGCGGCTGGCGGGCTTGATCAGGCGGACCCGCAGGTCATCGGGGGACAGGTCATCGAGGCCTTGTCCGCGTTCCTTGCGGCCGTCGGTGCGTGGCAGCTTGCGCGAAAAGCGAAAGCCTGATAGTATAGAAATCCGGCGGCGGCTCACCCCGTTTCCGTGTCCCGGGTTCTTTATCCTCCGCGAAGGGGAAACGGTCCCCCAGGTCTGGCGGTCCCCCTCGACGGCGTCTCTACCCAGAGAACCAGAAGACTGCGGACCGTCGCTCAAAGCCCCCTTTCCTCGGAACGGGGGCTTTCGTGTATTATCTAGACGACCGAAGCACGGTGTCCATGCCGACGATTCCAACAATCAGGGCGGGCGCGGTTATCCGCCGAGAAGGTCAACGAAATCCCCCCGGGCCGCAAGGCACAGGAACCGGGGGGGTTTCTCTTTGGGAAACTTTCTCAAACATATTGACGGGATAAGACAAACCCGTCATTATCAGACAACGGCTTTAGGAGGTCGTTATGAGAGTTGGCGGAAGGGGCCGCAAGGCCGACACGGTGGCGATCGGGTTCCGCATCCCTGCGGAACTCGACCGGAAGTTGCGAGAGATGGCGCAAGACCGGGGGGTGACCCCCGGAGCGATCATCGAAGAGCTCATCAAGAAGGAGATAGAGCGTGAGACTCAAGAGCGATAGAAAGTATCGGGTACGGCGAGGCGTGGCCCTCGGGGTCATCCTGACCCTCTGGTCGGTCTTCGGACTCGATGTCATCAAGGCAGGGGTCGGGGCCGCGTTCCCTGTCCTGACGGCCGCAGGGCAGGCCCTCGGGGTATGGCATCCCCTGACCACGGAGCGCGGCCGATGATCGCTCGTGGGCTTGACCAGGTCTTCCGGGCCCTTCAACGGGCTGAGATCGACCTCGCGGCACGGGATCAGGCCTTGCGGCTGGCGTGGGAGTTCTGGGCGGTCGTGAAGGAAGTCTCGACCGAGCCACCGAACCGCGAGCTCCTGCGGAAGCTCGACGAGGCCGAGCGTCGGTTCCTCGATGCGTTGGACGTCATGGGATGGGAGCGTCCGGCACGGGGCCGGGTGTCCGTAGAAAGGATTGAGAAATGAACAAGGCACAACTCGAAAGACTCGTCGATCTCGCAGTCGAGAGCAGAGATCCCGACTTGATGGCGATTGCCCTTCGTTCCTTGCTTAGCAAGATCAACGATCAGGCGGAACAGGTCATCGAGGGTCGTTTCGCTACCCCTCGCGGACGGTTGACCGATGACATCATCAACCTTCTCAACGACCGGATCACGCCGATGCGAATCCGGGAAATCTCGGAAGCCCTTCCGCAACATCCGCTCTCTTCGGTCTATCGGCAGATTGCGAAACTCGCCGAGATCGGGAAGGTCAGTCGCGTTCATCACGGCATGTATCAGGGGAAGCGGGCATGAGAAGCATCCTCCCGACACAGGCGGTCCGGGATATCTACCAGGCGGTCAAGGCCCTCGACGCCGACCGGGTCATCATCGACCCCGAGAAGGACATCGCGCATGTCTGGTCCCCCGATCGGGGGGCCGTCATCGGGGTGAAGTTGTGGAAGAAGGATGACCCGGGCGGGCCTGCACCGCTCGAGGTCATCGACCAGACCATGGGGACTCCCGAGACCCCGCACGATGCCGAGCTCGGCAGGGCCGTGGCCGTCACGATCCTCCCCGGTCGCGAGGCCTCGCCGATGATCCGGTCTGCCCTTGCGGACTTGGCCGAGCGTCGCAGGATGGCGATGATCCACGGATCGAAGGACAAGTCTGTCTCCATCAGGATCGAAGGCGGTCACGTCGAGATCGGTCCGTTCCGGGTCGAGGCCCCGACGTGGGGGAACGGCGAGACCGTGGTCAACGGTGGCTATCTCATGGCCGCGATTGACCGCGCCTTCGGGATGCAGGCCTACGGCGTCCAGATCGAGATTCACGAGGGCGGCGTCCTTCGCATCGTGATGCAGTCCCCGAATCAGCAGACCGAGCCCGACACGCGTTGGCGCGGGCAAGGGGTCATCGCTCCCGTGGTCAATCGTGACCGCCTCGAGGGGCTCAGGAAGGCGGGTTCCGATGCCGCGAGGGCTTGAGTCCTGTAACGTTTGCGCTCGGCTGTTCTCGGTCCTTGTAGGCGGTCTCTGCGATGGGTGCATCCGAGCCCGGTCGGCGATCACCAAGGACAAGATCTGTTCGCGGTGCCACGTCGTCCGGCCCGTGACCGACTTCTACAAGCGGACCGACGGGTCGATCATGGCGACCTGCAAGCCGTGTTTCCTCGAGGCCGATCGTCGGTCGAAGGAAGCCCGGGCGAAGGCCGCGGCGAAGAAGGCCGAGCCGAAGCCCGCGGACCCTGTCCCGGGTCCTCTGGCCGGGCCGACCCGGGAAGAGATCCTCGCGGCTCGGGCCGAGGCCCGGTCTATCGCGGCTCGTGCCAGGATTGAGGCGGCGAAGGTCGCGGATTCAAGGCCCCGGCTCAAGAAGGGCGGCAGACCGCGCATCCGGCATCTCGAGGACCCGATGCACACCTGCACGGCATGCCTCGAGACGCTGCCCGCGGAACTGTTCTATGTCAACGTGCGGACCGGGGCCGTCCATCCCCAGTGCAACGCCTGCACCCGGCAACGGCAACGCAACCGGAAGAACACGAACGAGATCACCTATGTTCTCGGGAAGTTGCTTCTCTGGCGCATGGCCTATGACGCGGCATTTCCGAAGAACTTCTTGCAAACCCCTTGACGGGTAAATGTTCCCCGTGATACATTGAGAACACGGTCGGGGCGCACACGTCTCCACGGTTGCCCCGACCGGCTCAAACAGTTCCCCAGTTCCCCAAGGAGATTCAAATGACCTTCACCATGTCGAACGGTGCTCCCGCGACTTTCGCGGTCGACCGCACCTCTGCCGAAGTTATCCTCGGCACCGACGAGATTCAGGAGATTTACATCTGCGAGCTCTCGGCTCGCGACTGGGCGGCGGTTGACTCCGTGTTCGTAGCGCTCAACAGCTTCGAGGGTCTCCGTTGCTACGCGGTGGCCTGCTAATGCGGGCCTCCATCGAGGCGCTCATCGAGGACATCCTCGCGAATCCCGAGGCCCACGATGTCGAGCGCGTGTTGCTCGCCTTGCATCTCGCAGACCGGATCGGGATGAACGTCCCGCACCGCGTCTGGGACATGCGTCCCCTCTTGCTCGATGCCCTCGAGCAGGTCAACCCCAGCGGCGAAGGAGGCCGCTAGTCATGCCCGATATGATCCCCTCGCCGGAAGCAATCCGGCTGTCCAATGCCCTCGACAACCTCGGGGCCGCGGCCCTCGACCTCGAGGGATTCCACGATGTCGCGGAACGCGCCTTGATCGATGTCGTCCGCAGGGTCTACGAGCTTGACCCGGGATCCGCGGCCGAGGTCTTCGGCGGTCTTGATCGGAACACGCTCAAGGCGATCATCCGGGCGTCGGTCCGCTACAGTGTCCCCGTCGCCTTCGTCGAATCGATCCTTGCAGCTAAGGAGGGCTTCCGTCGTGTCTAATTTCATCAAGGTAACGGGCGGGGATTACCCGCTCTTTCGAGTCGCGCTTTCGGTGACGGTCCTCGAAGACGTCGTTCAACTCCAGGTCACGAGCGTTTTCCCGACTTCGGACGCATGGGCTATTCTGTCCTTCTGCCGTCCGGAAGAAGTAATCGTCAATGACCCCGCGGGCATGACCGAGATCACCGTCGGCGGCGTGACCTTGACCTATCAAAGCGGGATCTTCATCGGGAACAACGTCGCGGTGACCCCGACCCGGCTTGGCGAGTGGCACGACGTCTACGCCGAGGCCGTCGCATACCTGATCGATGAACTCGACATCGAGTGCGACGCGGAGGCAACGGTATGACCCCGGACGACATCAAGGCCGCGTGCTCTCGGACCATGGACCTTGCCCTCGACCGCCTCGGACAACGTGTCCGGGGCGAGTGGAAGGTCCGTCCGTCCGGGATTCATCGGTGCGACCGAGCCCAGGTCCTCGCGGCCCGACTTGACCCGACTGAGATGATTCAGCTTCCCCGGAAGCTTGCCCTCGCCTTCGAGGTCGGGACGAAGACCCACGAGATCGTCCAAGGCAACCTGCCCGAGGTCCCGTCGGAAGAGACGTGGGACAGCGGGGTCATGACCGGGCATTCGGACCTGCGCTTGGTCCGGGAAGGTATCTTGCTCGATCTCAAGACGATCAATGTCGAAGGGTACGTCGAGGTATTCAAGAACGGGCCGAAGGCCGAGCACGTCGCACAGGTCACCTGGTACGCCGTGCAGGCCGGATGCGGGGCCGCGGCAATCGTCTACATCAACAAGAACGGCACGATCCCCGCGGGGCTCAAGCCGAAGACCGGGGAACTTGACCCGACATATCAGGTCTTGCCGATCGAGGTCGACGAGACGATTGCCGCGGGGATGGACAAAAAGGCCCATCGGATCTTGACGCACGTCGAGAGCGAAACGCTCCCGCGGTATGAACAGGTCCTCGAGTGCCGCTGGTGCGATCACAAGGCCGCATGTCACAAGGCCTTGGCCGACGATGCTCGGTCGACCGGGGCGCAGCGGTTCCGGCACATCAATACCAAGGTCGTCGGGACGACGTTCCGGAATGGTGGCCCGGACTGGACGACTTGTGATGCCGGGTATCCGCTCGAGCTCGAATGGGACAAGGACAACCCGCACGGTCCCCGCAGGGCCGACGGGACAGCGCAGGCCGTCAAGGTCCTGCTAGAGGGCGCGCATATCGGGTTCCTTCCGGCGACGGGGTCCCCGACCGCAGAGATCGTCTCGGATCACTTGGCAGCAGGCGGAACGGCCTCTTGCCGCGTGACCGAGTTGACCGGGGGTGGTCCCGGCAAAAACCACGGACTCAACATCGAGATCGAGCTTCACGGCTCGGATCTGTAAGAAAGCAGGCAAAACACATGAAGATGAAGCGGACCACGACCTTCGCCCAGGTCACCCCGGGCACGTATCAGGCGATCTTGCACAACCTCGACGCGAAGACCATCACGACGGCCGAGGGACCGACCGATATCGTCGAGTGGGTTTTCCGGATTGCCGACGGCGATCACGAAGGCGACATGGTCTCGGGCTCGACCTCGCAGGCGTGGAGCGAGAAGTCCAAGGCTTTTGCGTGGGCCAAGAGCCTGAACGGCAACAAGGCATGGGACGGCGTCGACGCGGACGGGGACCCGGACATCGCGGGCCTCGTCGGTCTGTCCTGCTTCGTCGAGGTCAAGGAAAAGGTCTCGGCCAACGGCACCGCAAGGACCAAGGTCGAAGCCGTTCTCCCCGATCTGTCGGCGAAGAAGGCCGCGCAGAAGATCCCGTTCTAGGGGTCAGGACTCAGGTATGATGAAACCCCCGGGGCGAAGGAGGCCTCGGGGGTTTCGGTTATCGCTCCCCGACTAGAAGAGGATGTCTAGATTGTACCCCATTGAATCCCGTTTGAGAGAGCTCCAGTCCGTCGCCGGGCTCGGGCAAGTCTTCATCGCGGTGCACCATGTCAGGCCCGACGGACGGTGCACTTGCGGCCGTCCCGACTGCGAGTCTCAAGGCAAGCATCCGATCGACCGGGGATGGCAGGCCCCCGGTGCCCAGCACGACTCGACCAAGGCGGCCCAGTGGTACCGGGACGGCCGGAACGCGGGCATCGTGACCGGGGCTGATACAGGGCTCTTGTTGCTCGATCTCGACAATGAGGACGCGGTCGTCTGGTTCGAGAACCGCAACCAGGACCGACCCTTCTTCATGGTCAGGACCGGGCGCGGGGCGCATGTCTACTACCAGCACCCGGGATGGGACGTCCGGAACTCGGCGGGTCTCGTGGCCTCGGGCGTCGATGTCCGCGGCGAGCGGGGCTTTGTCGTGGCCCCGGGGTCAATCCACAAGACAGGCCGCATGTACGCGGTCGATGTCGAGTCGGCCGACGGACCGCAACCCGTCCCGGCGTGGCTCGACGAGGCCCTTCGCAACCTGAAGAAACCGGAAAACGCAGGGTCTAAGGTACGGGCAGACGGGGACGGGGTCATCCGCGAGGGCGGCCGGAATCAAGCGGTCTGGTCTCTCGGTAGCTCGATGCGGGCGGCGGGTCTCGGGTACGAGGCCATCCTTGCGGCTCTTCGTTCGACGAATGAGACGGCGGTCATTCCCCCGTTGCCGGACCGAGTCATCGTCGACATGGCCGAACGCATCGTCGATGGGTTCGCCCCGGGCACCGCGGCACGGACTGTCCGGGTCGGTCTGGCCTCGGGGCTGAGGATGCCGGAGCCCGAGGGCGACGGGAAGAAGGACAAGATCGAGCCTATCAGCGTGGCCGCGGCATTCCTTGAGGCCGTCGAGGACCGACCCTTCGTCCTACACAAGGGCTTTTGGTACAGGTTCAACGGGAAGTGCTACGAGGCGACAACGGAAGAGGACGTCGGGCACGAGGTGCTCGGAAGGATGCAGCAGGCCCCTGACCTCGCGAGCAAGTGCAAGCGGGCCTTCGTGGGCGACGTCGTGGCCAACATCGCAACCCGGGTCCGCATCCCGGCCTCGGTCAACCATGGCGAGTGGATCGAGGGCGGGCCACTGTCCATCGTTGCCCGGAACGGGATCGTCGATGTCAAGGCGTACCTCGAGGAGCGGCCCGACTGGTTGCGGCCGCACGACCCGGGGCTATTGTCGACGGTTTGTGTGCCCTTCGAGGTCGACCCGGATGCGGACTGCCCGTTGTGGCTGTCGGTCATCGAGAAGATCGTCCCGGACCCGGGGACCCGCGATCAACTCAAGCGATGGTTCGGGCTCAATCTGATTCCGGACGTGTCCTACCAGAAGGCCGCGGTTCTTGTCGGCGACGGGTCGAACGGCAAGTCGACCGTCCTACTCATCCTTCAAGAGCTCGTAGGGCGGGGGAACTACTCGACGGTGCCTCTTGAACGGTTCGGGGAACGGTTCGACCTCGCGGCGATGGTCGGCAAGGCGGCGAACATCGCGCACGAGATGGGCGAGCTCGACAAGGCGGCCGAGGGGGTCTTGAAGCAACTGGTCTCGGGCGAGGAAATGACCTTCGAGCGGAAGCACCGCGACCCCTATCAGGCTGTCCCGACCGCTCGGTTGACCTTCTCGACGAACGTCCTTCCTCGGTTCTCGGACCGGACCGATGCCATCTGGCGGCGACTGATGATCTTCCCCTTCAACACGAAGATTCGCGAAGAGGACAAGGACTACAGCATCCTCGACAAGCTGCGGGCGGAGCTACCCGGGATCTTTAACTGGGCGATTGACGGCCTCGACCTGCTCAAGGCCGACGGGCTCGGCGAGTCGCTTGAGATGAGCAACGTCAAGACCCGTTACCGTGAAGCCGTAAATCCGTTCCTTCAGTGGGTCGAGGACAGGGTCGATGATACAGGCCTCGGCACCATCGAGACAGCGCGACTCCATGAGGACTATCGGTCTTGGTGTGGGTCCGCCGGGTACCATCCCCTCGCCGCTCGGACCTTCGAGTCGGAGCTCGAACGGCACTTCCGGCGAGAGGTGACCAGGCCGCGCGAGGGGTCCGGAAGTCGGCCGAGAGTCATCGGCGGTCTTCGTCTCGCTAGATAGCGTGTACCGTGGGGACCGCCTGGGACCACTTGAATGGGGCTGAAACGCAACAACAACGCGCGTTTCGGCCCCTACTGGTACACGGTCCCAGCTTTTTTTATTATTTCTAAGGAGGAGGTATAAATAAAAAAAGGAAAGAGGAGTTATAGAAAGAGAAGTCGCGAGAAAAAACGGGGACCAAGAATCGAGAAAACCAGCACGGCCATTGAATCCTAGCCAAAAAAACTGGTCCCCAGCGGTCCCGAGAGTGAAGCTTGACAAAAAGTGCAACTCGTCTAGCATTAGAACAAAGGAGATACACAATGAGAATGTCCAACGAGTTGCTAGAGCAGATTGCCATCGCGATTCATGAACTCGGCGGGTACGAGGCCGAGGTCGTCCGGATGGTTCGCAACGTGTCGAGCAAGCCGAGGGTCCGTGCTCTGTGCTTCATGAACGAGAAGGTCATGAAGGCCGAGATCGAATGCAAGCGGCGCAAGCAAGAGGCGGTCAACAAGCTTCTTGAAGGTACGGTCTTTCGTCTTGTCGGCGACCTGATCGTTGTCGACGAAGAGAAGCTTCAGGAAGAGACCGACATCGAGGTCGCGATGATGAAGGGATACGTCGACGGATACGCAAGGCAGAATGGCATCTATAAGGCCGACGGGTCTCTCGACAAGTTCGGGAAGCTTTCGCTCTGTGCGTTTGTTGACGGCCTCAAGGCAAACGGCAATCAGCAGCACAAGGAGCACATGAGAGAGGTCCGGGCGATCGTCAAGAAGTCGATCATGGAGCACGGCGAATGAGAAAGAGACCAGGAACCCCAGCCGGACCCGTCCTCGTGGACTCGTCCGAGTGGACCCGAGAGACGGCGATCGAGAGTTGGACCCCCGAGGCCGGGTCACGGGAAGTTGCCGAGTTGATCCTAGATGTCATCGCGGCCGACGCGTGGTTCGAGTTCGACGACCTCGGGCGGATGCTACTCATCACGGGCGACCGTGAGGTACCCGGTGACATCCTCGAAAGACTCCGGCATCATCGGGAAGGCCTCGTCCGGTGGTTCACGCAGTGGCAAGCAGACAACCGGACTCGCTACGAGCCCCTAGAAGCCGCGAGAGGTTAACGGGGGGTGCTAGGGGATGGGTGGATCGGTCAAGTCCCGCTCTGGGGGCAACCAGCCGCGGCAGAATCGAAACCAGAGGCACGACGGGTTCCCGTGGCAGTGCCTCGGGTGCGGACAGTTCATGACGGCGAGCCATCATCACTGCCGCGCGTGCGGGTTCCACGAGATCAGCGCAAGCCGGGGGCCGACGACCTGCCGCGGGTGCGGAAAGCGGCTGAGCGACGATCTGAAAACGATCTGGAACCCCTGACGGTTGCCCTCGAAGACGGGGTCTTGACCATTCGCTCGGACGGGATGCCGATCCGGGTAAAGCCCCGGCCTCGGACGACCCAGACCGGACATGTCTACATGCCCGCGGATTATATGGCTTGGAAGCGAACCATCGCGGGAAAGGTGGCCTTCCGGTTGCAAGAGTGCCCGGTTTTCCGGCAAGGTGGTATCAGGCTGGACCTCTGGATCTGGTCAGGAAGGGGAGACGTCGACAATCTAGCGGGGGGCGTCATGGACGCGCTGAACGGGATCGCGTGGCGAGATGATGACCAGATAACGGACCTGACAGTCCGGAAGCGGCCGAGGACGAAGACTGCCCCGCGGTGGATGGCAATCGTCCAGGCGGCCACCGATGCTTAAGCCGACCGAGATTAAGTGCTCAGGATGCGGCAAGCAAGCGATCGTCCCCGAGGGTACCCGGTATCACCGAGAAGTCCTCTGTCGACCCTGCTACGATGCGTGGATGGACCTCGACCGCAAGGCGTCGGCCGAGTTGAGACGGGAGCGCCGGAAGTGGGTCACCATCGACCAGAGGGGCAGACAGTGAACGCCCTTTCCCTGTTCCGGTCGCTTGTGGCTCAGGGCATCGAGTTTCAAATCGGACAGACCGAGGAAGGGGATATCACCCTCGGCATCGCGGGCGAGATCGACAAGGCCACGAGCAAGCGGATCGAGAAAGACCCCGAGAGCCTGGCGGCGGTCGTCCTCGAACATCTGCCCGAGTTGACCCCGGGCATCGGGGATGCGACCCCTGTCCGGGTGATGTTCATGAGAGCGAAGGATGGTCTCGTCGCACGGTGGAAGACCGAGCGGGGGCAGGTGCGGATCTCGGAAGTTGCAGACCCGGACCGCAAGAAGAGAGGGAAGGACCATGGCTAAGAGCAAGCGGACCCCCGAGACCCGCGAGCGGATCTTGATGCTTTTGCGGGCGGGCAACTATCACAAGGAAGCGTTCGGCGCGGCGGGTCTGTCGGCTGATACGTTCTACCAGTGGATCAAGGATGACCCCGATTTTTCCGATGCCGTACAAAAGGCCGAGGCCGAGGCGGTTGCCTTCCACATGGCGCAGATACTCAAGGCGTCGCAGGGTGGTGCATGGCAGGCCTCGGCGTGGTATCTCGAACGGAAGCATCCGGACCGATTCGGTCGTCAAGACCGCAGACCCGAGGGTGCCGATAAGACCGAGGTCGTCATCAAGTGGGCCGATGAAGAAGGGAGCCGGGATTGAACGTCAATTTGCCCGAAGAGATCGTGATGAGGCGGGTCGAGGACTTGATCCCGTATGCGAGGAACTCGAGGACCCATTCCCCCGAGCAGGTGGCAAAGTTGGCCGGGGCGATCAAGGAGTTCGGCTGGACGGTCCCGGTCCTGGTCGACAAGGACGGGGTCATCGTGGCCGGGCATGGCAGGGTGATGGCCGCTCGGAAGCTCGGTCTTGATGTCGTCCCGACCATTGTCCTCGAGCACCTGTCCGAGGCCCAGAAGCGGGCCTATGTCATCGCGGACAATCGTCTTGCCCTTGATGCCGGATGGGATGACGAGATGCTCAAGGTCGAGCTCGGCGAGTTGACGGGGGAAGGGTTCGATCTGGCCTTGACCGGATTCTCTGAGGAGGAGATCAACCGACTAACTCAATCGGTCGAAGCGCTCCCCCCGGCAGGAGACGAGAACGCGATCCCTGATGTTCAAGATGATCCGATTAGCAAGCCCGGGGATGTCTGGCTTCTTGGCGATCATCGCGTCGTTTGCGGAGACTCAACGGACCCGTCATCCTTTGCTAAGGCTGCAAATGGGAATGTCGCAGACATTCTTTTTACAAGTCCCCCTTATGCACTCGGCGAAAACATCAAGTTAAGCGGAAACAAGTCTATCAAGTTTAGTCAAACGAGCATCTCGCAATCGAGAAAGAAGTCTATAAGCGCATACTCATCTCACGAAGACAGCGCGGAAGAATGGCCTAATCTGATGTCCGGCTGGTGGTCTGCCGCGCAAGGGTCAGTTCAAGACGCGATGTTCGTCAATGTTCAACTCTTGGCGAACAACAAGCGCAATCTCTGGCGATGGGTAGCGGATCGCATTGACCATCTGGTTGATGTCGTAACATGGGACAAGGGAAATGCAGCTCCGCAGATACAACAAGGCGTCTTGACGAATGCTGCCGAGTGGATTCTTGTCTTCGGCAAGCATGGCGCGTCTCGGGTGATTCCGTTCTCGTCTTGGCAAGGCAACGTTACTACTGTTTACACCGGACCGCCGCAACGCGGGAATGAGTATGCGGCGATCCACGCGGCAACGTTCCCAATGCACTTGCCCGAATGGATTCTCGGAACGCTGGCCGATAAGTCAAGATCGGTCATTGACCCGTTCCTCGGAACCGGAACTACATTGATCGCGGCCGAGAAGCTCGGGAAAACTTGTTACGGGATTGAGATCGATCCTCGCTATGTTGATGTCATCGTCAAGAGATGGCAAGACTACTCAGGCAAGGAAGCGGTCCTAGAATCAACCGGGCGAACATTCCGCGAGGAAGGCGGGGTAGGATGACCGCCGATCAAGGATGGACCCTCGGGGATACGGTGTCCTTGATCCTGATCCTATCTGGTCATGTCGCGGTCATGGTGGCGATTGCCTCGGGCGGTGGTTGTTGATCATCCGGCTCCCCGAGCTTCACGAGGCGCAGGCCGCGGTTGCCCGGGACCCCGCTCGGTTCCGGGTCCTGGTCTGCGGCAGGCGGTGGGGCAAGACTCGGCTCGGGGTGGTCCTGGCCCTCAGGATGGCTCTCGAAGGCCGCAAGTCTTGGTGGGTCGCCCCGACGTACGCTATCTCGGGCATCGCGTGGGAGATGCTCCGGGTGATGTCTCGGGCGGTCGGGGCACAAGCGCACGAGTCGACCCGGACGCTCCGGTTCCCGAGCGGGGGCATCATCGCTTGCAAGTCGGCGGACAGCCCGGACAACCTGCGAGGCGAGGGTCTGGACTTCCTTGTCCTCGATGAGGCGGACTTCGTGCCCCGGCGGGTCTGGGAAGAGGTCTTGCGCCCTGCCCTCGCGGATCGGAAGGGGAAGGCGGTCATCATCTCGACCCCGAATGTCGAGGGGGGATGGTTTCACGAGCTCGTCCAGAAGGGACAGGGGGAAGACCCCGAGGTCCGGTCTTGGTGCCTACCATCCTGGACAAACCCGCATCTCGACGAGGCCGAGGTCGACGCGGCCCGGTCGAGCCTGCCCGCGATCGTCTTCCGTCGGGAGTTCGGTGCCGAGTTCGTCTCGGCTGCGGGTGCCCTGCTCCGGCGCGAGTGGATCCGGGTCGGCGAGCCCCCGGCCCGGGAAGACCTCGATGTCTCGGTCGGGGTGGACCTCGCGATCTCGACGAAGGACGGGGCCGACTGGACTGCGGCGGTCGCCCTCGGTCGGGACAGGACCGGGGCCTTGTATGTCCTCGACGTGGCCCGGGGCCGGATGCCCTTCCACGGGGTGCTAGGGTTCATCAAGGCCTTCGCGGGGAAGTGGCGTCCGCAAGTCGTCGCGGTCGAGCAAGTCCAGTTTCAGGCGGCCGTGGTCACGGAGCTCCTGCGGACAACGGACCTTCCGGTCGTCGGGGTCCGGCCGGACAAGGACAAGGTAACCCGGTTCACGGGGATTCAAGCCCGGTTCGAGCAAGGCCTCGTCACCCTGGCCCCGGACCTGCCACCGGACTTCTCGCGGGAGCTCCTAGGCTTCCCTGTCGCGGACCACGATGACATGGTCGATGCCCTTGTCTACGCTCATCGCGGGCTCGGTTCGGCCGACGTCGGAATGTCCTGAACTTTTTTTCGGAAACCCATTGACGGAATCACTAAACCTGTTAGCATAGAAACACGGTCGAAGGAGGACCGGCTTAATGAGCGACGTTCTCAGAGCCCTAGAGCATATGGCTCAGCACGGCGGAAAGTGGTATAGCGACAATCTTCTTGCAACTCATAACGGAGAGTCGGCTAAACAGTGGTTCCTCGCTCTTGAGGTTGAGCCGGACCCGACCGGGAAGGCTCTTTTAGGCGGCATCGCGATCACGGACATTGAGATTCAGAACTTCCTCGCCGAGTACAAGGCGATGAAGCGTCAACTTCAAGGGTGGCTCCCGCGGGCGTAACCCACAGCCCGCGGCCCCCCGCAAGGGGGGCTTTCCCTTGGCTCGAAAGAGGGGCCGATGATGAGATTAAAGAATGCAAGATTATGGAAATGGGTTGAAGCATTCGCGCTCGCCGCATTCGTGTCAGACTGCATTTTTATAGCGCTTTTGACTGCTTTTTCTATATATAAAACACTTAAGTTTTGCCTGGGATGACCTATATCACCCGCCGCATCGAGGCGTACGACGATGACGGCGAGTTCGTCGGTTGCCTCTAGGCTCCAGCCCACGGCCCCCCTACCCGGGGGGCTTTCTGCTTTGGGAATCTTTTCCAAACCCCTTGACGGGTTATACAAACCTGTTAGTATAGAAACACGGTCGAAGGAGGGCCGTTTGATGAACCGAGACCAGATTCAACGGCTTGCAGTACTCGCGATTGAGACGCAGGACAGCGTCCTGCTTGATCATGCTGCGTACTTACTGCATCGGCTTGGGCACAAGCACAGTCTTCCTCGCTACATGCGGATGAACCCCAATACGGGCGAAAGAGAATACAGCGACACACCAGACTTCAAGAACGTCACCAAGCGCATGGATCGCGATGAGTTTAACCGTCTTTATAAGGGGGACTGGGTATGAGCGACGATATTCTTGATGAAATCGAAAAGCATGCTAAGTATGTGCTAGAGCTTGTCGAATACTGCAAGAGCCTTGAACAACAGGTTAGAAGGTATCGCAAATATGCTGACGACTATAAAGATGTTCTACATGGGCCGGGGTCTGGCGGGGGCGGTGACAACGTGCTTCGTCTGTTGGAGCAATTGGCAATTGCTGACTTTGAGAAGCTGACCATCACCGACACTGAGATCAAGACCTTCCTCGCCGAGTACAAGAAGTTGAAAGGGCAAGCCCAATGAGCGCTGAAAACGTGCTAGAGATCCTGGAGCACATGACCACGGGCGATGGTCGGTGGTTCGAGTTCGCGTCCACGTACAGGGGAAGGGATGGGTTCCATTGGAACTTCGAGAAGGAGCCCGGAAGAGGGGATATTGTCACGATCACCGACACCGAGATCAGGACCTTTATCGAGCGTTACCGCAGGATGGAACGCGAGATCGAGGCATGGCAAAATGTTACTGTCAAGTCTTACGAGTCCTCGAAAGAAGGCCTTCTTTCAAAGCTTCGTGACGTCCTGCAATGGGCTCCATATCCCGGAAGTCTTTCACTCAGCGAAGAGTCCGTGATTAATGTTTGCAAGCAACTTGTTCAGGAGCGTCGGGCCTACAACAAGATCTCGGTGCTTTGCAATGAAATTGTCAAAGAGCGTCGGGAATTCGATAAGAAGGTAATTTCTACTCCTGCGGACTGGGGCGAGACCAGCATCCCAAAAGGTCTATAGCTCCCCGAGCCCCCCTATCCGGGGGGCTTTCTTCTTTGGGAATCTTTCCCAAACCCCTTGACGGGTTATACAAACCTGCTAATATGAATACATCGGCACCGCGCCGCAGTTCCCCAGAAGGAGAGACAAGATGACGAAGGCAGAAACGATTCTCAAGCAGCTCGGCGGTGGTCGCTTCGTGATGATGACCGGAGCGAAGGATCTGGTCGCAGGCGAAAGCAAGCTTCAGTTCTGCATCCCAGGCGGGAAGAAGGTCATCATCGAGTTGACCGCGGACGATCTCTACACCGTGACCCTCGGCAAGTTCAACCGCAAGACCTTTGAGTTCAAGGTCATCTCGGAACAGCCCTTCGTCTACAATGACCAACTGACCAAGGTCTTCGAGAAGATGACGGGACTCTATACCAGCATCTAACACGCGTCCCCCGGCCCCCCTATCCGGGGGGCTTCTGCTTTGGGGCCCGTCTTGAGTCCCCCGGCCTCGGGCGGGTATGCTCGGGGGCATGGGCATGCTCGATCGGTGGAATGCGGCGGTCAAGGCGTGGCGGCTCGGTGCGGCCGTCGTCACGACCGACACCGGGTTCGGCAACTTCTCGTTCGGTGACGAGCGGCGAGGCCTCGCGGCCCATCGGGTCGTCGAGCTCTCGACGGCGGTCTATGCCGCGGTTGATCTGCGGTCCTCGGCCCTTGCCGCGATACCCGTCCGGATCATGGACAACTCGGGCGAGCACGGCGAGGAGGTCTTCTCGGGGTCGGCATACGACCTCTTCCGGAACGTCAATCCGCATTGGACCCTCGGGCGGCTCCTCGAGGCCGTCGAGGTCAGCATGTGCACCTACGGGGAGGCCTTCATCGTCGTCGAGAAGGACCGCTCGGGCGTTCCTATCGAGCTCTGGTTCGCCAACGCGTCGAAGATGAAGGTCATTCCGCACCCTACCGAATACATCGCGGGGTTCATCTACAAGGCCGAGAACAAAGAGATCCGGCTCGCCGCCGATGACGTGGTATGGATTCACGGCATCCAAGACCCGTCGAACGAGTTCCGATGCCTGTCCCCGCTCGAAGCGGCCCGGCTCTCGGTCGAGTCGAACCTCGACGCCCTTGAGTCGAACCGGAACATCTTCCGGAACGGGCTCAACCCGGGCGGCATCATGTACCCAGCGGATCAGGGCATCAGCCTGACCAAGGAACAACGGCTCTCGATCGAGGAGCAACTCAACACCCGACTCAAGGGCAAGGACCGGGCTCATAGGCTCGCGGTCTTCTCGCATCCGATGAAGATTGAGTCCCCGGCCTTGTCGCCCTCGGATGCTCAGTTCATGGAGTTGCTCAACTGGACTTTGTCCGACGTGGCCCGGGCATACAAGATCCCCCCGACCAAGTTGCAGGACTTCTCTCGGGCGACTTACTCGAACGTCGAGCAGGCGGACAAGGCCTTCTTCACGGATTGCATCATCCCCGAGGCCCGCAGGATCGCGGGGGCCATCAACGAGCAACTCATGCCGATGTTCGGCGGTGACCTCGAACTCGTCTTCGACTTCTCAAAGATCCCGGCCCTTCAAGAGGATCAGACCGAGATCACCGATCAGATGCAGAAGCTTTACGCGATGGGGGTCCCCCTGAACAAGCTTCTTGAGGTCTACCGTCCGGACCTGCTGCCCGAGGGCGGGGAAGGGTACCCTTGGGGTGACGAGCCCCCGCTCGCCCCGGGTCTGTTCTCGGTCCCCCCTGCCCCGGTCGAGGAACAGGCCCCCCCGGAACTGCGACTCCTTCGGGGAAAAGCCTAGTCCCCCGAGGCCCGGTCTCGATTCTCGGGGGGGTCGACAAAGTCCCGGCTTACGGGTCCGTCGTTCATCGTGCGGCGATGTCTGCCCGTGACGCGGCCGTCCGGCCCTTCGAGCGGGATATGTTTGACGCGGTCCGGCGGGTTCAAAAAGACCTCATCGAGAAATACAAGCGGGCGATCGGCTCTGCGGTCAAGGCGGACGCCGGGGGGCTCGACCTCGACGACGACGACGAGAACGAGGCGCAGATCGCGGCGGCCTACCGGACGACCTTCCCGGTCATAGACCGGACGTTCCGAGCGGGTGGCCTCGGCGGTCTGCGGAAGGCCCGGGTCGGGCTCGACTTCGACATGCGTTCCCCGGCCGCAGAGCGGTTCCTTCGGGAGCGCGGGCAACGGTTCGCCCAGCAGGTGGCCGAGACGACCTGGCGCGAGCTCAAGCGGAAGTTGACCCGCGAGATGGAGCGGGGGACATCGGTCGAGAACCTCATCGAGATCGTCGAGACGGTTCCAGCCTTCAACCCGGCACGGGCCGAGATGATCGCTCGGACCGAGGTCCTCGGGGCCTACAATGGCGGGCTAGAGGAAGGCTTCCGGCAGTCGGGAAACGTGACCGCGAAAGTGTGGCTCTCGGCCCTCGATGACCGGACCCGGGAAACGCATCTCGCGATGCATGACCAGACCGTCCCGGTCGGCGAGGACTTCGAATCCCCGGACGGGGGAACGACGAAGGCCCCGGGTCAGTTCGGGATCGCGGCCGAGGACATCAACTGTCGGTGCTCGATGGAAGCGATCGTCGGGGTCCCCGGGCCCGAGATCGAGGAAGTGCCGTTCGGGGTCAATGAGACCGAGGTTCTGGACTGATGCCGATCACCGACTTTCCCGAGCAGGGCGGCGACTCTCGGGTATCCTTGCAGGCCTCGCGGTATCCGCTCTTCCCCGTCGGCGAGGCGCAGGAGCTCAAGGACGAATGGCCCGAGATCTGGGACCGGGGCGGGAACATCCTCGGGGACACTCAGTTCAACCGACTCGCACCGATGGCCCGGGACCGCAGGGTACCCGAGACCGAGACAGAGGAAGAAGCGGTCCGGCTCCGCGAGGCATGGGCCGCAAGGCATCTCGGCGACTTCCGGCTTGCGGGGGTGGTTGCCCAGATTAAATGGCTCGTTATAGGCTCAAGGGGACTGGACCATATGAGACAGGTCATCATGGACGAGAAAGAACGGCTCCGGGCGAAGAGCATCATGGATGCCCCCCTGTCCATCAAGGACGGGAAGGCGTCGTTCGTGATGACCTCGGATGCCCTCGATCGGCAAGGCGAAGTCGTCGAGATGGACGGATGGGAGTTCGGCAACTTCATGCGGAACCCTGTCATCCTCGACACGCACCGATACGAGAGCATTGAGGATATCGTCGGCCGGGCCGTGGGTGAGCCCCGGCGGGAGGGTTCCGGGTGGGTCGTGGACATCGAGTTCGCGCCGACGGAACGGGGCAAGACGGCGAAGGAACTGGTCGACCGCGGGATGCTGAACGCGGTCTCCGTCGGCTTCCGGTCGATGCAGCGCCGGAAGGTCGGATCTGCCATCCATCACGTCAAGAAGGAGCTCCTCGAAGTGTCACTCGTCGCGATTCCCGCGAATCCCACGGCCCTTCGGGTCAAGATGAACGACGGCGAAGAGCCGCAGGAGGCAGGCATGGATCAGATGGACGACGACAAGGGCGGCCATGATAAGGAGCCCCGGATGAAGAACGAGCAGATGATGGAACTCCGCGATCATCTGGTCGCGGCCGCGGCCCTCGTCGACGCGATGCTCGAGGGGTACGAGGAAGGCGAAGAGGAAGAGATGCCCGAGGACGAGGCCCCGATGGTCGAGGACTCGGCAAAGGCGGGGGGGTCTGGACAAGAATCCGCAACCTCCGTGAATCTGGTTGAAGCACTGTCCGCGGCCATGGCCGCTATCAAGGGGAAGTAAGCGATGAGCGAAGTCGAAAAGCTCCTCGGCGACCTCGTCGCCAAGGTGAATGCCCAGGGTCAGTCCCTCGAAGGCCGGATGGCCGAGATCGAGGCGACCGTCAAGGCTAACCCCGGCATGGCCCGGAAGATTGCCTTCGGCGGCGATGCCAACACCGCGGGCTCGAAGTTCGCCGGGTTGACCTCGGGCGATGTCCAGATGCTCCACGACATCATGAAGTCCAGCGGCAAGCCGATGTCCGAGGAACTGGTCAACGCTTACGAGGCCGTCTCGAACCGTTACATCTACAACACCCCGAAGGGCGTTGATGCCATCCCATACCGCAAGAGCACTCAGAACGAGGGCGCGGCCGGATACGGTCAGGAGCTCGTCGGCGTCCAGTACGTCTCGGAGCTCTGGGATGCCGCTCGCCAGGATAGCCGCATCTTCGGTCTTATCGACACCTTCGAGATGCTGCATCCGTCGGCTTATCTGCCCGTCGTGGCGGATCTGCCGGAGCCCATCCTGTCGGCCGAGAACACGACCGACAACCAGTTCCTGAGCGGCACTGGCCGGGTCGGTTCGAACCGGGTCAGCGTCACCGCGAAGAAGATGCTCATCAATCAGATCTGGACCTACGAGCTCGAAGAGGATGCGATCATCCCCTTCCTGCCCTTCGTCCGGCAGCAGGTTGCCGCATCGCTGGCATTCTACAGCGACTCGGTCATCCTGAACGGTGACACCACGAACGCGGCCACGGGCAACATCAACAGCGATGACGCCGACCCCGCGGATGACAAGTTCTACCTTGCCTTCGATGGTCTCCGTCACGTCGGTCTCGTGGACAACACGGGAAACAGCACCAATGCCGCGGGCTCGGTGGCTCTCAGCCAGCTTGCCGGACTCAAGGGCAAGATGCTGGACAACACGTATAAGATCGACTGGGGCCACCCGGTCCGGTCGAGCGACCTCATCTATGTCTGCGACCCGCAGACCGCGGATGCTATCGCTCAGCTTGACCAGGTCGTCACGGTCGACAAGTTCGGTCCGCAGGCTGGCGTCCTCGTCGGTCAGATCGGCAACATCCTCGGGAACCCCGTCATCAGCACGATGGCTATGGGTCTCACCGAGGCCGACGGCAAGATCAGCGCGACCGCGGCCAACAATACCAAGGGTCAGATCGTTGCCTTCAACCGCAACGCGTTCAAGGTTGGCATCCGCAAGGCCGTCACCCTCGAGCTCGAGCGGATGCCCGGTATGCAGCAGTCCCGCTTGGTTGCGTCCTTCCGTCTCGGCTTCGGCCGCTACGCTCCCACGGGCGCGGCGTCCGGCATCGAGGGCGCGGGCGTCATCTACAACATCAGCCTGTAGGACTGAATCACAATGAAGCAGTTCGAACAGATTGCGGCGCGGGGCCAGATCGTCCCCTTCCTGTTCTGTCAGGATGCGGTCGCGGCTTCGCAGACGGACGCCCAGTTGAACATCGTCGAGGTCGCTTCCGCGGCGGCCTTGGCGGTGGACGGCATCACGATGCCTTGGGCCGGGCGTGTCGTCGGCCTCTCGGTAGACTTGTCCGCGGCAGCTACCGCGGGCCAGTTGACCGTGGGTGTGACCATCGGCGGAACGGAGCAGGCGGCTACCACGCAGACCATCACGACGGCTCAGGCCGCTCGTGCGGTCTTCTCGCAGAACGCAGTGCCCTTCGTCGCGGGCGACAAGCTCGGCGTCGAGATCACCACGAACGCGGGATGGGACGCTACCACGGCAGACCTCGCGGTCTTCGTGTACGTCCTGCTTGATTGCCAGGGCGTGTAAGTAAGGGCCGGGGGGGTCGGGGCAACCCGGCCCCCTCGAACCACAAGAGGGGGATAGATGAACGGTCCTGTCTTTGGAGTCGCCAAGGCGGTTGACGCCCTTCCGCTTCTTCAGCGGACGGCCTCGGCCAACGGGGATATGTTCCGGTCTTACTGGACGCTGAACGACCCGCAGGAGCGGATCTATCGCGGCTTCTTCAAGGACGCGGGCGTCTTCGTCAACCAGACCGCCGGGTCCGGGAACAACCCCGGGGTGAACCAGTTCACGGTAAAGCTTCAGGGCCGGATCGACGACACTCACGGATGGGCCGATCTGTCGATGACCCCGATCGCGGTCACGGCGAACGGTGCCGCGGCCTATTATGCCCTCTGTACCGGACCGCTCCTGCCGGAGCTCCGGATCGTGGCAACCGAGAGCGGAACCGCGGATGCGACCTTCGAGGTCCATGTCATGCTTCAGTCGGACTAAAGAAAGGATCTTGTCATGTTGAAGTGCGTTAGCCGTTACGCTTCCTCGGCGGGTCAGTTCGCCCCGGGTGACATCATCGAGGACCCGCGTCTTGAAGCGGTCCTCGTCCAGGACTCTCCCGAGTCCTTCGCCAAGGTCGAGAGCCGCGAGCAGGCGGCCGAGGTCGAGGTTATCGAGGCGGCTCCGAAGATCCGCGGATTGCGCCGGAAGGCATAACCCGTGGCGATCACCAACGGGTACGCGACCCTCGCCGAGTTGAAGGCTCGGATGGGGGTCCCTGTCTCGGACACGGCCGATGACGCGATCATGGAAGCGGTCATCGAGGCCGCGTCTCGGATGATCGACAAATACTGTAACCGCGTCTTCTACTCGACCGCGGGCCAGGTCCGGTACTTCACCCCGGCGACCGAGGTTCTCGTCTTCACGGATGACTTACAGTCGGTGTCCGCGATTGCCACGGATCGGAACCTCGACCGGACTTGGTCGAACGTCATCCCGGCGGCGGACTTCGAGCTCGGTCCCCTGAACAACCTGTCTCTAGGATTCCCCTACACCGAGATCCGGATGAAGCCCCTCGCGGGCGAGTCCTTCGATCTCGGGATGGAGATGGTCAAGGTTACCGGGACATGGGGCTTTGCCTCGGTCCCCGACGCTATCAACGAGGCATGCCTAATCACGGCTGCCCGGTACTTCAAGAGAAAGGACGCCCCGTTTGGCGTTGCCGGTGGCGGCGAGGTGGGACAGTCGGTTGCGTTGAGAGCGGTCGACCCGGATGCATCCGTGTTGCTTGCTCCGTTCCGTAAGATCGGTCTTGTGGATCTGGTCTGATGGCGCAGGACATACAGGTACGCGGCCTTGAGTCGATCGTGCGAAAGCTCGACTTCTCAAAGGCCGCTCCTGATGTCTTGGCCGAGTATCTCGGGGCCGCGGCCCAGGTCGTCGCGGGCGAGGCCCGCAGGCGGGCTCCCGTTGATGTCGGCCTTCTCAAGTCGAGCATCAACTATCAGATCCGGAAGGGCGAGGATACGGTCGTCGCGTCCATCGGGACGAACGTCGCGAAGAACGGCAGACCGTACGGGGCTTTCATGGAGTTCGGGACGGGCCTTGTCCACGATCACCCGACCTGGCCCCGGGCGCGTCACGTCGTCCCCCCTGCGGCCTTGATGGGATGGGCAGAACGGAAGGGCCGCGGGGGAACCTTCCACGATGCCGAGGTCATCGCGGATGCGATCACTCGGCGAGGGGGGCTCAAGCCGCGGCGGTATCTTCGCGGGTCGCTTGAAGCATACATCCCGGTCTTCCGTGGTCAACTGGACAGGATCGCTCGGGCGATCCGGACGAGGCAGGGTCTATGAACATCGCGTCAATCCGGGCCGGGCTCAAGACGAGGCTCGCCACAATCACGGGTCTTCGGTGCTACGAGATTATCCCGGACCAGTTCTCGCCCCCCGCGGCGATCGTCGGGATGCCGACTTCCATCAACTTCGACTTCACCTATCAGCGTGCGACCGACCGACTCACCTACCCGGTTCGACTGCTTGTGGCGAAGGCCACGGACCGCTCGGCACAAGAGCGACTCGAACAGTACCTCGACGGGTCCGGGTCCTTGTCGGTCAAGGCCGCGATCGAAGGTGACCCGTCGCTCGGTGGCGCGGCCAACGTCACCCGGGTCTTGAGTGCCCAAGGACTGGGCGTCTATGATATGGGTGGCGTCTCGTATCTGGGATGCGACTTTACCGTCGAGGTCATCGCGTGACGAAGGCAAAGAAGGTTTACAAGACCCGGGTCGAACTCCATAACGACCCGCTCGGTCTGGTCCTCTTGCCGGGCGACGAAGTCCCCGAGGCCTTGATCAAGATGTCCCCGTGGGTCATCGAGGAAGGTCTCGTCGTCGAGGCCTCGGTTTATGACACGGAACAGGCCGCACCAGTCGAGGATGTCATTATTCCGGCCCCCGAGGTCACGGAAGATACGATTTCGGCGGTTGTTGACGACGTTAACGAAAATCCGACCGCGCAGGATGCCCCAGAAGACGACTTCTCGGGCGACCCGGTACCTTCGGATGGTCCGGTTGACGACGCCGCTTCTAGCGGCTACCAGGGGGCTTAGGATCGATGGCCTTTGTAGCAGGTCGCAGAGCCAAGGTTCTCATCGGTGAGTTCGACCTTTCGGCCTTCCTGAACAACGTTTCTGCCGCTCGCACTGCGGATTTGGCCGATGTCTCGGTCTTCCACGGGAATGCGGACCGCGTGTTCTTGAAGACCATGCAGGCGGCGACCGTCACCCTGTCCGGATTCATCGACACAGTGGCCGGGGCAACGGAGCCTGTCTTGTCGTCGTTCCTGACCGGGACCTCGACCCGTGCGGTCTCGATCTTCTGGGATGCCGATGCTATCGGCTCGCCGGGTATCTGCGGCGCGGGCTGGGAAGGGTCTTACGAGGACTCGGCCCCGGTCGACGGCGTCCAGGCCATCGCGGCAAACCTGACCTTCAGCGGGCAGGTTGACCGGGCGGTATCGCTTCACGCACTCGAGGCAGAGACTGGGACCGGGGCCTATACCTCGGTTGACGGGGGCGCGTCGAGCTCGAACGGGGCAGTCGCAAACCTTCACGTCACCGCGGCCGGGGCATCTGGTACCGGGACCGTGGTCGTGCAGGACTCGGCAGACAACATGACCTTCGCAACGATCGGAACCTTCTCGAACTTCACCGCGGCGACCTCGCAGACGATCTACATCGCGGGGACGGTCCGCCGATATGTCCGGGCTAACTTGACCTCGGCCCGCAACACCCAGACCTTCGCGGTCGCGTTCGGCCGCAGGCCGTAGGAGGACCCCATGGCTTTTAGCGCAGGAAAGAACGTCACCTTCTCGCTCAACGGGACCGCGATCGGCACGTTCCTGTCCAACGTGTCCCTGACCCGGAATGGCGATACCCTCGACGTGACCACCTTCGGCGACTCGGACCGCGAGTTCATCCAGGGTCTTCGCTCGGCGACCATCACGATCTCGGGCTACTTCGACCCGACGGCCTCGACGGGCCCGGATGCGGTCCTCGCGACCTCCTTCGCCGATACCGACGGCGTGGCCTTCTCGCTCGTCTTCGGGACCGGAACCACGGTGACGTACAGCGGCTCCTGCCTCGTCGCCAGCTACGAGACCTCGGCCGCGGTTGACGGGATCATCGCTTTCTCGGCTAGCCTGACGGCAACCGGGGCGATCACCCGTTCATAAGAAAGACAGGAACCTTTGCGCGATTCACTCAAGGCCATCCTTGCCCCTCGGGTCGAGCCCTTCGAGCTCGGTCCGGGGGTCTCGGTCAAGGTCAAGGAGCTCTCTCTCAAGGAGCGGATCTCTTGGCGCGAGGCTTCCATCGAGGCCGACGGCAAGCTCAAGGACAACTGGATCGCGGAACTCCTGTTCCGTTGTGTCTGTGACGAGGACGGGTCCGCGGTCTGGGATGCCCCCGAGGATGTCGACGGTTCCGAGTCGGTCCTTGGCAGGCTCCTAGAGGCCGCACAGCGGGTCAACGGTCTAGCCGCGGACAGCACGAAGGAGGCCCAGGGAAACTAGAGCGGCTCCCGGAACTTCGCGTTGCGATGCGACTTTGCCGGGAGCTCGGGAAGACCCTCGGGGAACTGCTCGAAGGGATGACCGCGGCGGAATTCGAGTTGTGGATCGGGTTGTGGAAGATCGAGGCCCTCGAAGAAGCCGAGCGACAAGTCCGGGCGAAGGCACAAGCAGGGGGGCGGCGTCGTGGCTGAGAGAGTAGAAGTCCTCATAACAGGGGACGCGTCCGGTCTAATCAGGACCACGGACCAAGCCTCGGCAGCAATGGCCGACTTCGGGCGGTCGGCGGGCAAGCTTTCCGGGATCGCGGATGCCTTGCGGTCGGACTTCGGCCGGATGACCGGGGCCTTCGCTGCGGCGCAAGTCGGGGTATCCGCGGTCATCGGTGCCTTTAACCAGGCAGCGGCCGCGGTACAGGCGATGAATGCCGAGGTCATCGACGCCGAGCGGGTGGCCTCGAAGTTGATTGCGGTCTTCGATGGGGCCGAGGGTGCCGCGGCCCGGTTGACGGCTCAAGCGGAAGCCCTTGCCGGGTCGACCGTGTTCTTCGATGACGACGCCATCAAGTCCGCGGCCGCGGCCCTTCGTGCGTTCGATCTGACCGAGCAGGAGATATCTAGGCTCCTGCCTGCGGCCGTCAACCTTGCAACCGTGTTCGGGACGGACCTCGACTCGGCGGCCCAGAAGCTCGCCCTCGGTCTGAACGGGTCGACCCGCGGGCTCCGCGAGTTCGGGATCGTGGTCAAGGAAGGGGCCGATCGGTCCGATGTCTTCGCCCAGATCCTTGAGCGGGGCGAGAAGGCCGCGAAGGGTGCCGCGGATGCTCAGGGCGGATTGCGCGGGGCCACCGAGGGACTCAGGAAGGCTCAAGGCGAGTTCAACCAGGCGATCGGGAACCTGCTCGCGGGTCCTCAGTCGGCCCTCCTTAACTTCTTGACGGACGCCACGAACAGGGCCGCGGGTCTTGCTAACTCGATGGCCGGGGCGACCGAGCAACTCATCAAGACTGCCCGGGTCATCGACCCGTTGACCGGGAAGATCGTCGAGGCGACTGGGGTCGGCGGGAAGGATCTGTTCGGACCGGGGAGCCTGACCGCTCAGTTCGCAGGCAAGACGGCCCCCCCTGCGGAAGCAGACCCGGTCAAGAAGGCAGAGACCGCGGCCAAGGTGACAAAGAAGGCGGTCGACGATTCCGCCAAGATTCAAGCCGACTTGATCCGGCAGCAGGACGACCGGAACGCGTTCGAGCGTCGGCTCCTTGAAGACCGTATCGCGGCAAACGATGCCCAGATCGTCAAGGACAACAGGGCCGCTCAAGAGATCATCGACAACTTCGACGCGGCGAACCGGAAGCGCAACGAGGATACGGTAAAGGCCTTCGAGCAGGCTCAAGCGTTGATCGAGCAGGCGAACCGGGACTTTGCATCGGGCATCACGGCCGCGGGTCGTTTGCTCATCGATATCGTTCGAGGCGATGCTTCGCTGGGCGGTATCATCCGGGCCTTCGGTGGTCTTGCCACGGGCGCGGGCGCGGCATTCGGTGGACCGATCGGGGCGGCCCTTGCCGGGGTCGGGGTCGAGGTTGCCGCGGCTATCGCGGACGGATTCGGCAAGCAGGAGTCCGCGGCCGACGAGCTCAGGAAGGCCGGGCAGAAGTTGACCGAGGCAGGCGAGACGATCACCGAGGCCGAGCGTGAACGGCGGATTGATCAGGCGAAGAACCTAGCACGGGCGGCAGGGTTGACCGAGGGGGATATCGCTCGGGCGGTTGCCGCGGCCCGGGGCAATGAAGCAGGCGTCCCCGGCCGTCGGACTCAGGGATTGCCCGGGGTCGGCGAGACGGTGTCCTTCGTCGGCGGGGTGCCTTCCGTCGGACCGAATGGCCAGCAGTTCGGGGCGGCAGGCGCGGAACTCGAGCAGGGGATGTTGACGGTCGGCGGGTTCCGTCCGGAACCGCTGCCGGGCTTCGTGACCGGGGCACCGGGGCAAGGCATCCTGTCCCCTGGGACTGCCC